CGAGCTTAGAAGTCTGTCTCACCTGCCCTTCAATGACTGTCTGACCTATAGTCCTGTCCTCTGTTCCCAGAAACTTATAGCAGAGTAACTCTTTCATGCGTTCTTCACAGATATCAGCCCCCCTATCGGAGAAATGCTGTGCCATCTCTCGACACCATAGGTGAAACAAGCTGTTCTGTGACAGCGAACGCTTCGACTTGTACCTTTGCGGCTCCCACATGACTGGATGATCGCCAATGAACTCTGCTTGAAGCCAACGCCTAAAATGCTCGACGCGCTCGTCAATGTGACTCTTATCTTTTATTATCCAAAATTGTCCCATATCGCCTCCCCTATCACCGTTGCTATCTGTGGAACGATTGCATTGCCTAACCCTTTAAGTCTGTGTGACCTAGCGGGAATCCCATTAGCCACTCGACCCACATCGGGTTCAACAGCCCATGTATTTTCTCTTGATTGTCTGTGTGCTGTACTGCCACGTCCAGCGTGTCCATACTCACTTTGCCGTTCCTTATCCTCCCGCCGATGTAACCTCCCTTGTAATCCCTGGATGATGGGGTCGGCCACATCCGTATAGGTTTGCTTGATAGACTGTCCTTTGCTGCAGCGCCCAGACTCCATCCATGCTTTCCCTCTACGTGGCTCGGAGCGATACCCTCCCCGCCGGTCATCGCCGTTGGGGTAGGCCACAATGAATACTCTGTCTCGTCTGTGCGGTGCGCCAATGGCGCTAGCTGGTATACAGTGCCATTCCGCATCATACCCGACCGAGGAAATGTCCCAGAGAACTCGCTTAAACCAGTCTCCCCCGTCTCCAGTAAGCAAGTTTGTGACGTTCTCAAACACGGCGCACCTTGGTCGAATCTCCCCAAGAAGTCTGGCGCACTCTGACCATAAGCCACTGCGCTCACCCTCAAGTCCTGCTTGTTGACCAGCGACTGATAAGTCTTGGCACGGGAATCCACCTGTGATGATGTCTGGGTAGATGCCGTCCCGAACAAGTCTATCTGCTGTGAGTTCTCTAACGTCGTCATATATAGGCACCTCCGGCCAATTCTTGCGTAACACCTTCTGACAGTATTCGTTAGGCTCACAGAACGCTACTGTCTCCATTCCGGTCGCCTCTAAACCCACACTAAAGCCGCCTATCCCGCTAAAAAGATCAAGCACCTTCATTCTGCGTAGCCGCCCGTCCTGGGGATCTTCACACGAACATTCCCACTGCTAGCTTGGCGTTTGAACGTCTGTCCCTTTCCCTCCCATAGATTGATCGTTCCCTCAAACGGCGCGTGTCGTTGCTTGGCAACTATCAGCTTGAAGTTAGCCTGCTTAAGAATCTCTGCCCCCTTCTCACCTAGAGCGATTCCCATTTCTTGCATCTTTTCGTACTCAGCTTTCTTCTTGTTATGCCAGCAGATAAATAGGATGTGAGCCTGATCTACAATCGTTCCCCCGCCTCGCACATCAAATCTTGTCGGTATGTACTCATCCCCACCGCTTTGTGGCTTACGGACATGATGAACGACAGCAATGTGGATGTTTAAGGCATCAGCCAACCCAACGAGCTGATTAACAAATAGCCGTTCACGCTCTATGTCGTCAGTCACACCACAGAACTGTAGGTTATCTACAACAACCAACTTGCAGCCTGCGTCAGCCAACGCCTCTATCGAGCCAAGAGCCTCCAAGGGAGTGACTCCTCCCAGAGCACGATATAAAAATATGCGATTTTCACTCCACCCTAAGAAATCCTCAGCAAAATCTAGGGTGACTTTATCCGTAGCACCTGCTTGCTTGCACATCATGTGAGCAGTGTCGCTTAACCGCATCTCAAAGCTAGCGATGCCTACCTTTACTTGCTGTGCCATATTGACCGCAACTTGCGAAATGATCGTGCTTTTCTTATGACCGTTAATGCCTGCCCACACGGACAGCTCGCCCTCCCTAAGCCTTACAAGGTGCTCTGTGTCGCTCCACGGTAAGGGATACCCCACCTGCTCTGGATCGGCTGTTACGCGAGCTAGAAACTCATCACGTATCTGTGGAATAGTAATGATGTCAGCAGCCTCTGACTGACGATAAATCTCTTGTAGCTTCCTATCGGTAAAATCGAACCGACGCGGTATGTTGTTCATATTTCTAGTCCTCCCGTTGAGATTGTGACCGACACGTCCTCCCACCGACGTTGGCGTATCCATGTGGCTGGATGGGGGATAAAACGTGCCTCTTTGCTGAACTCGTATGTAGTAAGACCAACGGTTGCAGCTTTCTTATCTTGTTGATTTAACGCGCCCCACGCTTGAGCCGCTGGCTTCTTAGCAGTCTTCCGAGGGTACGCTGACCAGAAATCGTCGAATCCGTCGTTGGTCTTTTTCGCTTTCGGCTTTTCCTCGACTCGGATTGGCTCTCTTTGTGTAATGCACAAGTAGTATTCATTCGACTTGCTGTACCTCCGCTTCCGTTGGATTAACCCTAACTCTTCAAACTTCTTTAACGCTAAGGCAACAGTCTCTCGGTGCGCTCCGCTTCGCTCCACAATGTCTGTATAACTTGGGAAGCAATAGCCTTCTGCATCTGCCCTATCTGCTAACGCGATTAAGATCGCTTTTTCAGAGGCGCGTAGCCCCCGCACTTCATTGAGCGCCCAGCTCACCGCCGCGATACTCATGTGTTATCAAGTAGCTCATCGACCCATCCAAACTCTTTGCCACCTCGAAGTAGCGCCTGGCGGTACCGTTCCTTGTCTTCTTTGCTGACTTTTCTACCTATCTTTCTGTCAGCGTTCCATATTTCAACTACAAAGTCGTCCACTGTGTGATCCCTAACCTTGTGGAAACCTCTGTGGTTATCCATTGAGTCGGGGAATAAGTCATCATAAGTAAGATTAATTGCATCGAGAACGTCTGTCGCACCACAGCCAGCCTTACAGTGGATGAGAATGCGCCCGTCTTCTTTCTCCCTGACGTGTAGGCTAGGGCTTCTGTCATCGTGCGCTGGGCAAACTGCCACCCACTGATCGGCAGAAGTCTTTCTTACATGATCAAGCCGCTCTAATATTTTTTGTACGGACATAATTCTGTTATATACTCCGCTTGGGACTCCTTCCCGCTCCGTGACCCTTTGCCCCTTTCATAGGGGCTTTTTTATGTCAGCGCAAAGAACTCTTCTAAGGTAATGCCAAACACGTCACAGAGATCCTGTATCGTGTGTAGCTTCATGTTTTCTCCATTCTTCCACCGTGAGACTTGCTGTGGGGCAACCTCCAGCTTTTCAGCGATCTCCACGTTAGAAAGCGCGAACCGAGATTGGGCGACACTCAAGCATCGCCCGCAGTTGATGTAATTCAAAACGGGATGTCCTCGTTAAGAATATCAGCCGCTTGTTGCGCAGGCTTTGGAGCCTGCTCATCTTTTGGCTGTACCGATAACTTAAAATACTTCTTACCGGTTTTAGCTTCATTGACCCAACCACTCAGCCAATAGTCCTTGCCATTCACATCAATACTACCTTTAAAGTCTGGGTGCTTTTCAGACTTCTTGTTTTCCTCGCGGAACAATACTCCGCTGTTTCTGTTGTCATATTCCATTAGCTACATCCTTCCGTGCTTTGCTAAATTCAGGATTAATTTTACATCTCTCCCGCTCTTTGGTGGTAAAGAACCCACCCTCTCGTGTGGCAATGAACAACTTAGACATGGTTTCATCATCTATGTCTTTCCACTGCCCCGCTAACGCATACCAATCCTCGTTAGCGATATGACCCGCCGCGCCGTAACACCAGTCGATGTTCTCACGCAGTAACGCCATATACTCTACCCACTGCTTCTTTGCCGATACAGTGGCTTCCTCCTTGTAGGTCTCATTCCGCTCGTTGTAGTCATCAGCCTCATCCTCGCTGTAAACGTGGCCGTGCAGACCTACTAGCTTCAGAATAACTCTGTCCTTCGCACGCTTTTCAGCCATAGCGTAAGGGTAAGAGTTCTTGTTGTTGTACTCAGCAGCCTCTCCGATTGACCACTCTTCTCGACCGTTGAGATGTCCGTGCACTAAAATAGCCACACGCTTTTTCTCCATGTCGTTAACAAGAATAGTGGGTGCGTCAAAATTGACTCCTGCTTGTGCGGCTACCCTTTCTAGGGTTTTGTGATACAGCACATACGTTCCGTGACAATCCCATCCAGCCGACTCAGGCGTCTCGTCAATATCTCTGAGCACCTGTTTGACCCGCTCTGGGATGCTTTTTGTTTTACTCATTCCAAGGTTCCTTTTTCTCAAACACCTCGTCTGCGTTTAGTACGACGTAACCATGCCAAGTGCAGGTGTGTATTTCGTACTCCGTGATGTCGCTAAACCCCTTCTCACCCCAAAACTCAAATGGCTCTTTGACTTGCCACCACTTGGCTTGGATTTGTACATCATCGAGATCAGCAACTACCCATAGAACGCCATCGTCATAATCGTCGATTGGTGCTCCCATGAATTCTTCTGAGTTCTCACCTATCTTGTAGGCGTCCTCAACTGCAATTTGTATTATCATCTTTACCCCCAAAGTATCTGGCTTGATGGCGTACCAGTGCGGGTAAGTCTTCCTGCTGGAACTCGTCGAACTGGAACTCTACAGCCAATATATCAACAACTTCGTCTTGACGGTAACCACCCATGATCAAGATCTTGGCGCGCTCCCATACTACGGTTTTAAAGGGCATCGTAATGCTCAAAGCTCATTTCACCCTCCACACTCTTATACTTCCGCAAGGCAGGCTGCGCGACTTGCCTTTCATGCAGATACGATTCATAGCGCGTAAAAGCTCGACTCGAATACGAACTTTGTCCCAATGGCTTGGGTAATCGCTTAACACCTTATCGGTGATGAGCACACTGTCTCCGACATCCATCGCCTTTACCCAGCCCCACCCTATTCCAGTGTTGCTGTACTCATTTATGTCGATGCCTTTTTCTATTTTCATAGTCAACTCCTCCTTGTGACAGGACGAGTACACTACAACACAATTATGTTGTCAACGAATTTGTTTAGGGGTGTTCTACGTGGAACTTAGGGGTACTCACCCATGCGGATCATGTGGGTGACTTCGATGGCTCTGTTGCCAACTTGCTTGGCCCATCGGCTGTCTAAAAACTCTGCTGCAGCTTTGTGATATTCACCACGCTCCATTGCACTTAACGCTAGCTTGAACTGCATTAGACGAGTTAAGCCAAGGTTAAAACATAGGTTTACGAGCGCATCTTGCCGGACGCCATCCAGGCTCGCGAACCAATCCAGCGCATAGGCAAGCTCTCGTACACAGCGGTTTATATCGTTTTGGAGCAAGTAATCAATCTCGTCGGCGCTCAACCCTAGACCGGACTTAGAGATATTTCTACCAACACCAATGGTTTCGTATCCCGCTGGGCAAACATAGCTAAATGCCTCAACGCCTTCATGCTTTCGCAGTTGCTCTATTAAATCGCTCATTTTGACCCCGACTTACTAGCCCCAAAATAGAAACTCACCACAGAAGACACGATGCCCCCGAGATAGCCCAGCACCAAGTTGACGACGTTAAGGTCATTTTCATCAGCAGGCTGAAGAGTGACGAGAAAAACATAGCAACCGAAAAGCACAACGGACATAAGGGCAATCGCTCTAGCTGTCCAGTCCTCTCTAAATGATTCTCTAGCATTTTGAGTGTCCTTTGTTTCTAACGCAAACACATCTACCTCAAGTTCTTTCATCCTAACCTCAAAGTCCAGTTCAGCCTTTTTAATCTCAGCTAACTGCTCAGGGGTTGCTTGTTGCATTGCCTTCTCTATCTTCTGCGGTGTTGGATCGCATCCTAAAACATCCGCAAGCATTGACGCCGCAGCGCCTCCCACTGGGCCACCCAAAGCGGCTCCCAAAGTAGGAGCGAGGTCTCCAATCAATCCTTTGATGTTGTCAAACTTCATGCAAAATACTCCATTCCTTTAAGTACAGTAACGATACCTATACTGTTCGCCCATATCATGCGTTCTAACCGAGTGAAACTTGCGCCACCATGATCCAAGCGTGTTTCTATGCGATTTAACTTATCATCTATAGTTTTACGGAGCACCGCACATTCTGCTTGGTGTATTTCTATCTGCTTGAGAGCCTTTTCTGCCGTTTCCATTAATTACCACCTAGCGGGTTAGTTGCTTCGAGTGCCGTCCATAAGTCATCCATATCCCGCTCATAGCGCTTAAGACGATCATCTAAATTCTGTAGAGCCTCTAACTTCCCACTGACTCTCAATTCCGTTTCTGAGGAAGTCTTTTCCACTGAGCTTATTCGATCTCTGATATCTAAAAGTTCTGTCTGTGCTTCCATGATTTGTTTTAGGTTAGCACCCAACTCAGCAAGTTTCCCTTGTAGGTTTTCTACGTCTGCCGCCGTCATCGCTTGCTCCATGTTCGACAGATTGACATCCATAGTTTGTAACCGTTGGGTGTTAGCTTCTCGCAAGTCGTCAAACCGATCTGCCAACCCTTCTGCCTGTGTTGTAGCCGCTACAACTGACTCAGATTGCTCATTGAGCTGTGCAAAAAACTGAGAAGCAGCCCAAATTCCACCACCTATTGTCGAGCTAAACGTAATTAAGATAGCAATCCAAACGCCCTTTATGGACGTCCCGCCTACGTTTAGTTCTAACTCATCAAGGCTCATAACTTATTCCTGCACCTGCCAAACACTCTTGCTGTTCTTCTGGGGTATATCCAAACCAACACCCGCCCTCTGGAGAACTGATGAAAAAAGCGTCAGCCTCCCCTTGCGTCAAAACCTGCTGTGCATCAACGAAATAATTGCCAACTTGCAATCCCTGTATCGTCGAACCACCGTCAAAAGATACCCATACAGCCTGCGTATCTAAGTCAAAAAACACTGATGCCGCTTCTTGGTAGGTTACTTGAATGTCATACGCCATGTCATTGGCTTGCTCTAGTAAGGCTTCATCACTCGCGACAGCCATGTAAGCCGCTGCCGTCTGTATCGCGGACTCCGTGTTAGATAAGGCGTCGTTGTAGGAGCTTATATCTGCGTCTGTGAGAGTTACGTTGTTTGCCGCTATAAACTCTTGTAGTTCCATAGCCTGGCGTTCATCTGGAGCTGACTGCGCGTCCACAGCACGTTCGTTAATTTCCGCAACCATTATTACTTGCTGACTAGCTTCCACGTAGGCGTCTATCATTTGAGAAACGACATCCATAGCTTGGTCTGCTTGATCTTGAAAGTATTGATCTGCATTGGGATCGTAGCTATAGGCAGCGGCTTGCACTGCGGATACAGCCGCGTTGTATGCGTTTTGCTGTTCTGCTGTGATATGACCGTCAGTAGCCATTGACGGCGCTATATTTCCATCCCAAGCATACGAACTGCCACCTGCAATCGTTTTTATGCCATAGGAGAACGTATCCCTTATGCTTTGAGAAGTATCTACTAAGTTATCAATCTCGGTTGCGTTTAGTGGTGCGGAAACGATCGCTAAGACTGCCAGCATCTTGTTGTTCATTGTCGTTTCCCCCAGCTAACAACTTATCATAGAACTCTTTATCGGCGAGATAATCTGGAATCCAAAGCTCTGGGTTACTCTTTACTTCTAACAGCGCATTTTTGCCGACGAGCAGTCTGCCAGCTCGTATTATAGGACAGGGAGTCGCAGACATAAACATTGCCCGCCAAACTTGTGCGTTTTGACATAGCAAACTGACCGCCGCGACCTTCATACCCATATTGCTCAATGTAATGCTGTTAAGCCTTCTGTTGCACTCAGCATCCTGGACATACTTACCTGATGTAATGCCAACTCCGACAAGCTGTAAACCGCCCGACACAGACTGTAAGCACGACTGCTGACCACTACTCATTAGACTTGGTGCAATAGCAGTAGATACCGGCATTGAGCGGCTACCAGCGCCGTTGTAAGTTTTACTGACGTTGCCGTTGTTACTGTTTGAGGTATTTAGATCGCCTTCGATATTTGTATTTTCGCCATCGAAGTCTGGCTCGTATTCACCGTCATCTCTAACTGGTGGAGGATCTATTTCTGGAGCGGGGTCAATGTCCTGCCCGAAGGCAGGAGAGATAAAACTAATTAATGCTATCGACAGGAACGTCTTCGTAATCCTCATCGGATACTTCCTCTACTTGAGGTTGCTCTTGCTGCTGTGACTTAGCTTGGATAAGAGCGATTTGCGCTTCCAAGTCGGCTATACGAAGTGCTTGCTGTGCATTCTGACGCGCTAGTGATTCCATCCGCTGTGATAAAACGAACTGCTCTTCTGTTACTTGCTGTTGTTCAGACATTACTCATCCTTTTTGTTGGTGATGCGTGTAATGTAAGGTCAACAGAAATGTTTTTCAAGGGTCTATGGGTACTCTGCCGACAATAAGTCCGCTGTCTATATCAGCGTCGATTCGATCCTCCATCTCATGCACGAGCGCAACGGTAGCAGTCATATCGTTAACGCCGTTGACCTTAATCATGGGTACGCGAAACGGTACAGGCGAATCCTGCGTGATTGCGTCCGACTCAATCGTACCCTCTAAGTGCGTGGCATCTGCTGGTGGCGTGTTATAGATCAGCGTTCTCATGGGTTCAGCGTCACATCAATGTTGCCGGAACCATCCCACTCTGCCGTGATGTTGGCGATCTCTGTGCTATCTAAGCCGTTAGATGAAGTCCAAGTCCAGCGCCTACCAAATCCGCCCTGCGTTGTTGTAGTCGATGCCTCCGCCGAAGTCAGCGTTGTAAGGGTGCCGTTAGCCGTAAACTGAATGTTAGTAAACTCACTTGCGCTGATCTGGTTAGCAGTTGAGTAACTAAGCTCGAACTCGAAGAACATCCCAGCAGACGAGTTTGTGCGAGCAATACGTTTTATGCTCATTTGCAACAGTGTGCTTCCGTTGACATTGGTAGGCGACACTGAGCCTGTAGGAGTGGCGTCTTCAAAGCCCCTTGTCGCGAAAAACTGGCCGGACAAGGTGCCTTGCGTGACAGTCATTACCGTAGACGCACTTGCCCCATACCACTCGCTGAACGACATGGTTGAGTTGCTAGCCTTTGCTATCAGCGCACGGATGTCAGTGTCGTTAATTGACGCCTGGGTGCCAGTAGTCCCGCCAGCTTCGACGTGTATGTCGTTTAACGAAATGGCCCCGCTAGTTTGAAGGGCCATAAATTAGCTCCAGAGTGCGCCGCAGATATCTTGCACGAGTTGATCTTCGCCGGTCACATCTGTGGCTGTTAGTGTCTCAACCCCATCTTCATCAAATGCCACAGCGTACTTATACAAGTGCTTTACCTTTTCGGTTGTGACAGGCAATTCAGCGTCCGACGTGTCGTCAAAAGTGTGCTGATAAACAACCATAATATGAGCATTGCCTTCGTTAGTTGTTGAGGCTGCTGTGCTATCGGCCTGGGGGTATGCCTCAATACGCTGTACTGACCTTGTGTTAGTTATTGCCATTTTTCATTTCCTCGATAAGTTGTCTAAGTAAATTGATTTCTTCCTGCTGGTTTTTAACTGCCTCAATCAGATACCCCACCACGTTTCCGTAGGCCACTGACTTTGTTCCCGCGTCATCATCTGCTGTTCGTACAAGCTCTGGGGCGACCTTTTCCAGCTCTTGGGCGATTACTCCGCTTCCATGCTCACCATCTTTGATGAATGACACACCGCGCATTTTTAGCACTTTTGAGCCGTCCAGAGTTTTTATGTCTGACTTCAGACGAGCATCTGAGAATGCGGTTACGTTGCCACTACTGGTGACACTGGCTGCTGAGACGTTTCGGGCGGCGTCAATGACCGTGACCCCGCCAACTTTATAGCCACCTGACTGCATGTTTAAGTCATCGCCAACAAGCGACATAGCTATATTGGCGGCTCTGTACCAATACCAATTGCCACCGCTGTTAGTTGTTTTAAATGTTAAATGCGTGCCTGACTGTATTCCTGCTTGATAGGCATTGTTTAGCTGGCCTATATAAATTGCAGGCGGGAGTACGCCCCCGTAAGTTGGAGATTGCTGTGTTATATTTCCATTAACTACTGAAACAGCGCCTGCGGTAAGCCCAGCAGTCCCTAAATCAAGAGGTTCGTTTTGGGCAAAGCCAGACGTAAATATCCTTCTAGGATTTACCGTGATCAGCGTTCCTGTTGGTGCTGTACCGCTAAAAGTACCAACATTGACCCAACTGCCTGATGACTGCTCGACTGTGTAGTCACTGGTGCCGGTAAAGCTATTTGTCAAAATGTAAAAGCGATACTCAGAAGTGCCTGACTGCACGATTTTTAGCTGTTGCAAAGCGGCTGTGTTTTGACCAAATCGGTATAGCTGGGCATCCCCGTAAAAACCGCCGTCGTTCGACGAGGCATTTGCTGTTTTAAAGCGTATATGGCCTTCTGCATTTTGCGCGCCACTGGCGTTATACCCGTTAGTAAGACGCAACTTGATTGTTACGGAATTTCCTGCCTGTGGCATTGACACAGCTCGACCAATGTAAACCCATTGGCTGGTGGCACTGCCTGTATTTGGAATACTGAAAGTACGCGGCACAAGAACCGTATTAAAACTCTGAATGTTAGTGAGGTTACGGCTAGAGCTAATGACAGTAGTGCCGCCAATTTGAACCCCACCAAACGTCGAGGTGCCTGTGCTAGTGATAGCACCCGAGGTCAGTGTGCCAGTAACGGCAACGTTACCGTTGCCAAACACGCTGAACGTCCTAACGCTCGTTCCCTTGTAACCGGCGTTGTATTGGCTGTGAAAATGTATATTGGTTTTGCTTTGGTCGTATTCTGCCCCAATGCCTGCAATATTGTTTGCGCCGTCATGCCAAACGAGACTCTTTAG